TGTGAAAATGTTGTCAGTAAGTTTAGGTATGTAATTGTTTAACGTAGTGGAGAGAATCTCATCAAAGTTAGCGTTTCCTGCCGCCATTTTGTTTTCTCCTTAGAGGTTTAATTGCCTAATTGTTGTTTAGCTAAAGAAAAAGCTTCTCTGATCGAGGACGGTTTTTCGCCACTACCAGGATCAGAAACCACAGCATTAGCTTGAGTGCTACCACCGCTCGTCACTTTTGAAGCATCACGCTTCGCTTCGACTATTTCCTGTTCCTTTTGTAATTTTTCAGCCGTATCAGCAACTTCCCCATATTTCATATGAGTATAAGCTGCATCCAAATTAGGGATTTTGTTGGTCAAAGCATGCCTAAACAGCTCTGCCGCATCAAACTCGCCATATTTTCTCTTAAGACCAGCAACTTCTTTTTCCAAAGCTTGTTGTCTTTGAACTTGAGCTTGTCGCGCCACCTGAGCTTCTAACTGTGCTAACCGTTTAGCATTAGGGTCTTCGTCAACAGTTTCACTATCATATTCTGTTCCACTATTCACAGGAAGATTATCCTCCACACCAAACGCTGATGAAAGCGCAGCTATTGTCCCAGAAGGATCTGTTTCCAGAGCTGAAGCTATTGCTTCCGCTTGCGATAAACGCTGTCGTTCTTCTGCCAGTTCCTGCGTTTTGCGAGTATAGTCCGCTTGACGCTGGTAACCGTCTTGAAGTTCATTCAGGCTGACCTGCTGTTCCTCACCGTCGATTTTAACGACGTAAGTTTCTTCAGGTTCCGTCACTACTTCTGCTGAAACTTCTGAAGTGTCCACTTCTGTGGGTTCCGTAGTTTCTATGTTTTCTTCGGGCATCTGCCCCTCCTTCGGAGTCCAATTCCTTTGGTTGTTCCTATTTAAAAAATGCTACTGTCCCAATAAGGGTTACAGCGCAGGTAAATCAAGCCCCATTTGGTTTTGAAGCTGAGTTAAAAGCTCTGGTGGAACACCGCCAGTTGGGGCAAAAGCCCCATCTGGAGATGCCCCGACAGGTGCGCCAGGGGGAGGTGGCACCATGTCAACAGGTCCTTGCGTCGGTGGAGCGCCTCCAGCACCTTCAGGTGGCATAGGCGGTCCTTGCATAATGAACCTTTCAGGATCTTTAATATCAAAACCTGTTTTAAGAACATGAACAGCTAACGCTGTTGGATCAATCACAGTACCCACAAGAGGAGCCAAAGCATTAAGCAAAGAAACCGCTTGCTGTTTGCGGATAGTGTCATTCATAGGTTGAGTAGAACCAGCTTCAACACTAAAATCGTACTCACCTATAATATCTTCCCTAGTAAATGGGACAAACAGATCCTCGCTTCCCCTATTAGGGACTCTAGCCATCTGCTCCCCTGTCATAAACTGTTGCATCAGCTGAATGACTCTTCTACCGAGCATACCTATAGACAATTCAACAATAGCTAACTTGTCCGCAGCTCTAGCGTTTTGAGCATCAGCGATAATCGACGCTTCAGTAGCTGTACGACGAATCTCAGGCATAGCACCTCGTGCGTATTCAGAAATACCTGAAACCGTATTAATGTCAGCTTCAATAATGTCACTATAAGCATAAATCTCAGGCGAAACAGGAACCTGGGGCATCGGTGTGACAACTTCCGACAAAGGTTTGTTTTCGTCCACGACAGGCACCATACGCCCATCTTCATCAGATTCTAAAGCTTCTCGACCTTCAGGTCCAAAAGACCTCTCATGGAAAAGATACTTTCTCGCATACCTTTTCCTGTCATTCATTAATTGTGAACGAGTTTTATCCAATTCCAACTGTAAAGACTCGATAGCTTCCAGATCACCCATCGGGTAAAAATAGTCTGGAACGTCATAATTGCGAAGCATCACAAAAGGCTGACCGTATGCGTAAGGCATTGGAATAGGGTCAATCAAAAACTCGTCGCTGTTCTCCCCCCAAACACTCAAAGTGTTTTTAGTTACATCATAAAATTCCCATATAGTCACACGCTCTTCGTCATACAAATACTCTCTGTTATCGAGATACTCAGCGGCGTACATGGGATTAACACCAGCATCCGCTGTGAGTCTTTTACGAACAGAAGGCTTGTACCTTTTATCGTTCTTAGCTTCATCAAGAGGACGAACAATTTTTTGAGCTATCCAAGTCAAATCATCCATGCAAGTCGCTTCAGGATCAACAAAAATATCAAAAGGAGAAACCCTTTCGATAAAAGGCTGATCCTCAACAACCATCATCGCTGTTTGAGGAACATTAGCTGCCATTTCCTCATCTGTGGGTAAATCCCCAGCAAACATAGGAGCTTCAGCAGCAAAATTGTCAACCTCAACAATAGCCTGATCCAAAAGCTCTTCCTGTTCCGTTTCAGAAAGAGAACGTTCTTGTTCTAAAAACTTCCAACCAACCTTCAACCAGCCGTGACCGAAAATAAGAAAATCTTTAACAGCCCGACGGAAAGGAGTTCTGAAATCGTGATGCTTCCACAAATGGTTAACAACAGCTTCAACAAAAGCAGCCCTGTCACTATTCTCAGGATTATTAGCTGAAACAACAATCTTAGGATGGTTAACAGAAACACTAGGTGCTATAACATTAACCGTCGAAAAAGAAAGGTTAACAGCAATAAGATCACGTTCAGCTGCAGTTGTTCGGGGCCAATGCTTCCCACGATACAAATCGTTTAAACGCCGCCAAGTTTCCGTATAGCCTTCCTGGTCGCGCCAACGACGCGCCCTGTCTATACGCTGGGCATACTGTTCATGCAACTCTGCTCTTGTTTTACGTGCCATCAGACTTTCTCTATGTTTCTACCTTGAGACTTAGCTTCAGCGATAACTTTCTGTTCACGTTCACGACGAGTTAAATGCATCTCGTCAGGAGCAAGCGCACGTTCACGCCACGCCTTATCCGTGATAACACGCAAACCTAAAAGCTTCTGTCTCCATTCCCACAACTCTTCAAGTTCCTTATCCGTTTTCGGTCCTTTATGAACCTCAACATATTCAGCAAACTCTTGAAAAGAAGCCTCTGGAGATAAAACCGCCACGGTTAACTATGGACGTTTAGTATGCGGAATGTAAGTGTGACCAGCTAGATCAGGCTGTGGTTTAACATTAGGTTCAACATTACCAGTTGTACCATGCTGATTCATAGGTGTTTCACGAACAGAGTTCTCACCATAACCACCAGTCTGATTAGCATATTTAGGACTATCTAATCTTTGACGAGCAGAGTTAGGTTGTGCAGCATCCCACAAAGGGTTAGTCACAACAGAACCACCACGCTCCATCTTGTTGTTTTGACCTTTCGCACCATCAACAGTTTCAGTTGCGCTGGTATGCGAAACAAAATTTCTTGCCATTAAATTACCTTTCGGTTTATAGGAATTCCCTACTAAGAGAAAAACGGTGTCCCACGAGTAGTAGAACCGCCTATGCGTAAATCGTCACCAACAGCTGAAGACTTGTCAGATAAACGAGCAAACCAATCCAAAGTCCAATAATCATCAACCTTTTGAGCATACTCAGGAGCATAAGCATACTTACGCATCTGATTAGCTAAAGCCAAAGCAATAACCCTGTCATCATAAGGAGAACCATTCATAGTACCCTTATCTGTGCGAACAAAAGTACGCAACTCGGCAATAGTGTGACGATCATAAATCGTCAACTCACCATTACGCAAAGCCATAGACAAATCATCAATCATCAAAGGTTTAGTAGTCCTAGTCGTTTTCCAACCAAACTCCTGAGAAACCTTAGAAGTAGCCTGATTCAACGATCTGCGCCTAAACAAATTAGGGTAACCCAACTGTCGAAGCTGCGTGATCGTAGTCAAGCCATGGTTATTAGCCTCCACACAACAAAGAGCGTCACGATACCACAAACCCAAAGACAACACTTCATCAGCCAAAGCATCAGGCGGAATATGCCCATGCCAAGATGCTACCAGCTCACCAGTATTCAAGTCCAGCACATGAGCGCAAGAATAATCCCCATGACCTAAACCCTCAGCAGTATCAACACCCATCACATAACCGTGACCTGCGTTAGGAGGCATCCAGACTTCTAAACCCATCTACTTGCGAAACTCCACCGACCTGGCAGACAAACGATGCAAATAACCAGAATCCCCATACCTCACATGCCTGTTCATCTCCTCCAACAAATCCAAATCAAAAACTGGGTTACCTGATTTAACGAACGCTTCCTCGGCTGTTGTCGGATACTCTTGAGCTAACTGCCAAGGAAGCATCGAGTCTTTCTTTTCCTGATACCACGAATCGTCTCTGTCTTCGGTAGCTGACCAAGGGAAAAACATTGGAGCGAACTTGTTGTTACCAGTCTCCGAACCTACCCACAGTTCGTGGAAAAAGTTACCAGACCCATTAGCAGTAGACAAACCGATGATCCTACCGCCCACATCTGCAACAGGTTCAATGGAAGCCCAAGCTTCCTCAGCGTTAGGAAGGAAAGCCCACTCGTCGACCACTATCAGAGTAGCTGACTCGCCACGAGCAGGATCTGAAGCTGAAGGCATTGAAGTTATCTGCGAGCTGTTATCGAAACCCATTTTTTGTTGATGCTCAACAACAGACTTAGGTCCACGTTCAAGCATCCATTTAGGCAAATGAGAGAAACCGTATTTAGATTTTTTCAACAACAAAACAGACTCACGTTCAGTCCTGGACAAATCAATAATGTTCTGATCAGGATGAAAGTAAGCTAACCAAAACTGGTGTGCAGCTACGAGTGTAGTCCAACCTATCTGCCTTGCTTTTAAAGTGAGAGAGTAACGGTGGTCTTCCCAATGTTTAAGTGCTGTTGACTGTGCGTTTCGTAAATTAAAAAGAATACGACCGTGAGCAGGATGAGCGATATGCCAATACATATGCAGGAAATACGACTCATCTCTTTCACATTTTCTCCACTCTGCTTCTTGCCGAAGCTCACTCAGACGAGACATTATCATATTCCGTCATGCAACCACAGCCACCCCAATCTAATAAATCAAGCTGCTTGTCTTTCTTCTCGACCTTACCTCTGAACTCTTTCAAAGTCATACCTCTGTTAACGCCACCTTTTTTAGTTCTTAAAATAGTTACATCCTTGTCCAAAAAAACTCGGATCTCTTCTTCCTTCTTTTCCCACTCGGCGTAAACTTCAGGGATAGTTTCCAAAGCCCATTTGAAATGACCTTGACCTGCACGAACACACAACCCCCCACAGTTGTTGTGAGGAGCGCCAAGCTTATACAAACGAGGTTCCTCGATCCCAGCTTCACTCAACAAAACGTCAGCATCCTCCTTGTCGCTGACAGGTTCCCACAACAAAGGAAAATCCGTTTTCCAAGGCTCCCAATGTTTCGGAATACGATCAGCCCTGTGAGCCTCAGTCCAATCAATCCCAAAATAAATAATCGTTTCATCAGGATCACAATTATCTTTAATCCACTTAGAAGAAATTTCCTGTTTCAAAATACGAGAACACAACGGAACCCTGTCATTACCCAAAAAACGCCTCTCCTTAAACACCTGCCAAATATCACGACCATCTTTCAAATGAATCAAAGGCAAATCAAAAGCTTCAGCCGTCTCATACAAAAACCTGTACAAATCCTTATCCTCAGTTTTAGTATCAGAAAAAAGCAAACAAATGTTTTCATCAGGAAACCTCTCCTTAACCTTGTAAGCAGTCAACCAAGAAGCCTTACCCCCGCTGTACATGACAACATGCTTATAAGAAGACATTAGCCTGCTGGGTGATTAATAAGAAATTCCTCATACGCTTCAGGAGAGTTTAACACAATAGTCTGATACCTGTAACCAGGATCATCATCCTTACCCAAAGTCACCGTAATCGCACCAATCAAAGTACCCACAGCAACCAACAAACCTGTTATAGCAGTAATAAACTTAACCGTATTATTCACTCGACCTCCAAGAAAATACACTCACCAGGACAATCCTCAGCTGCCTCAATCGCAGCCTCAGCCAACTCGGCTGGGACTGTCGCAACTCCATCAGCCATTTGTAACCGAGGAGTGCTTTTATCTGCACGATCCGTATCTGGTCCATACAAAGACTTCCAATCCGCTTCCTTCACATACGCCAAACCGTCATCATGCATGTCGAACAAACCTGGGCAAATCTCAACACACAACCCATCCCCAGTACACAAATCCTGATCAATCCAAACCTTCATCTAACCAAACAACGCCTGTACAATCCGAAGTAACACCCCAACCACAAACGCTATACACAAAAAACTCCCCATCATTATGAAACAAATCAGAAACTTCTCGCCCCTCGTCAACCGCAAGCCTCACACTCCTCAGGAGTCTCCAAACCACACTCCAAAGGCTCATCATACTCATCCCAATCAAACGGAGCGCCCCAAGGAGTAAGCAACGGAGGACGCTCACCCAACTCCTCTGTAGGTAAACTCTCATACATCGACAACTTCGTCCACCTCAACATCCTCAGACTCAGGTCTAAACTCAGCAACCAAAGCCTCCAACTCGTCAGCCAACTCAGAATCAGACAAACCAGAAACAGCCCTCTCATCATCAACAACAAGACGACGCTTCGGAGTGAACTTCTCAATATACTGCAAATACAAAGACGCAGCCTTCACATCCCCACCAGCAGCCTGAGCAAACAAAGCATCAATCACAGACTGAGTACGCTCAGGATGAATATTCAACTCCGCCGCACGACGATCCCACTCCTTAATAAAACGAGGATCACGCTTAATGCGACGCAAAGAATCCTTATGCATCCCATTCTCCTCAGCCCACTCCTTCTGAGTCTTAGGCACACGATCAGCACCCTTCAAAAGCCAATCCAAAAAAGGACCCCAGCTGTCAGGCATAACCTTCTTCTTCGGGGAATCATCAAATTTATCGTCCATGTCAACACCTCCACTACTAACCTCAAATGTCCCATTTGGGACAAACATGGGACATTAATAGGAGACATCAGATATCAGATAGGCAACCTAACCCAAAAGGTTGCCATCAGATGTGCAAACTACCCACAAGCAAGCAGAAGGTAAAACAACACCCCAGGATGTCAACCCCCTGCCAACTGATTCCAAAAAGCTTAACGCATTCCAAATAGATATCTATACATATTAAAACGCGCGCCCACCCACCCCCGCGGGGGCGACCCTCCGAACGTACATATGTATGTGTTTTTATTTATATTTATTTATTCGTCTGTGTTTGTGTGTTCAAGCGTCTGTTTTCAAGATAACAAGGATTATCTTTCTACAAAAACCCTGAAAAGTCGGTGTTAAGGGGGTGTTTTAGCGGTTGGGGATCGGAGCTCGGCAAACCTTCGAGCTGCACTTGAGACTAGCTGGAAAATCCCTGGAAACTCAACGAAAAACCCCTCCCCCAGCTATCTGATGCCTCTTGTTTATTTCGCAATTGTGCGGACATGGTCACGCAAGGCGTAACCGATCACGTTTATTTGCTCGGATGTTGTGCGGTTTTGTTGTCTTATAAAAATAATGTTTACCCGATACCAACATTTTTTATTAATAGGTGTTATGCTCGAATTGTTAGCAATTAGTAAAGGGTAATTATGTTAGATGAAAAAGTAGAGTTACACGGCAATCTGAATAAGCGTTTGATGTCTATTCGTGTCGCTAAGAGTGGCGCTAAGGTTCAGCACTTGCAGAATGCGGTGGTGATTATTCGTGATGGTCGTTTCCGAGTTCGTGACGGTGGATTTAAGCGTTGTGTACTTGCATACCGTGAAGTCTGCGCCCATG